ATTACTTCAAAAGGGCATATTAAATGAGTTAGATCTTCATTCGAGAAATCATTTCCTAAAATCTTTTGTATCTCATTAAGTTTATCTTTTGTTATGTTACTAATGATATTTAATCTTTTAATTTCTTGGTACCTATATAATGGATAGTCCCCGCAGAAAAATTGAAGAGTTACCGGATTCCATCTTACCCTTTCTAGCCTTATATATAGCTTGTAATCGTCTCCAAGGGATCTACTTAGTATGTTATCATTTTCATAGATTCGATTCCCTAGAGAGTCTCTAAAGCCCGTCCACGCATCACAGGACTCAAGAGAGAATCCTCTAGGTGTTCCCGCATAGACATATCCTAAATCTTTGTTGTCGGTATCGAATATGTTTTCAAATACTTCAATAATTTCACCTTTCTTTAATTCCGCAAAACTTTTTTCCGCTCTAAACCTCAGTCTAAAAATAGTCTCCATAGTATGTTCATGTTTAAAAATAAATAATAAGCGCAAATATAGTAAAAACAATTCACTTACGCAACTATTTTTTCATTTTTACGTTAAATAATTGTTTATAGATCTATATGTCATGATTATATCTCATAAATATAAATGTATTTTCATAAGAATTCCCAAAACTGGTTCAACTAGTGTAGAGACCTATTTAAAAGAAGTCGACCCGGATTGTATTTCATCAGGGGATAAACCTCCGTATGGACACGACACATGCTCACAGTTATTAGAAGAACATGGTCATACAGTATGGAACTCTTATTACAAATTCACTTTCATACGCGAACCTTACCAGTGGTACAAATCATATTATTCAGATCTTTTAAATTATTCATGGGATGAGGACAGCGAGCTAGCAAAAAAAAGTTTGGGATTGATTTTAACAGAGGACAATTCACTCCCGGAACCTGTAAATGGAACGTTGCACGAGAAGCATGTAATGATAATTCAATTACTAAATGATTTTTGGTTTTATCCTACTATAAATGAAAATATAATGGATAGTCATGTAACTCAAATATCATGGATAGATAAGCCAATTAATTTTATAGGACGGACAGAATTTTTAGATGAGGACTTTAGGGATATATGCAATAAATTAAATATACCATTTACCGAATTAAAGAGATTGAATACATCTGATTCCCATAAATTAAGTCATAGCGAAGGATCTAAGAACTTAATTAAATGTTTGGCGGAGAAAGACTTAGAATTATATTACAACATAAAACCGATACCAAATAATCGTTATTAATGTGTAATTATATAAAAAAGTAAGTTTATAGCAAAATAACACTATTTATAATAAAACGCTGTAATTATGGGCAGACCTAGGAAAACAGAAATAGATTCGCAAAAAGAAGTAAAGACGGATCAAGAAGTTAAAAATAAAAAGAAAGCATCTCCTGTAAATAAGACAAGAGAGGACGCTTCGGGATTTAGAACTACAATACCTTCAGAGCACGTGTATAAGCTCAATCTAAATACTTCGCAAGGAGACCGAGTTATAGTTACCGACAGTGTATCAAGGATAGTTCACGCAATTAAATATGAAAGACAAAATTCATGCAATATTAAAATAGACCCGGATAAAGTTATCAAAAGCAATCCAAGAATGGTTCAGGAAAACTTTTCCAATGCAGAAAAATCTATATTACATAAATTAAAAGATGCTACACTAAGTTTTTTCAGAAGATTTAAAAAATAGTTTTACATGAGTGGTATTATCATTACTGATTATTTGAGAAGATATTTACGAAAAGATTTAGACAACTTTCATAAATACTTACAGATTATAGCAGAAGAGGGTGCTGATTATAGTGACAGGTTAATTCGTCGCAGGGATAAACTACATCTAAATGCTATTAAAGGATTGTTTGCATTTGTCGTAGATTCTAAAACATTTAATGACATCTCTTCCGCAGATAGAATTTATTTTCTAATTGATGCCATGTATTATTATTTCCCATTCGGAAGACATGAAAAGATGAAAAAAGATGAAGCATTCATTTATGATGTCTTTATCAAGGAATGTAGGAAAGAGGATGTATTGAGGAGATCGGAGTATGAGAAATGGCTAGTCAAAAAAAAGGGCGGGGATTATTGGAAATGGATGCATCAGATACTAGGAGCACAATGGGAAGAATCAAAGAATGAATCAATGAAAATGAAAAAAGCATATAAAGAAAGAGTAAAGAACAAAGATTTAAGAAACCAATCCATAAACCCAGAAACATGAATTATAATGATGAAGACTTCCTAAGAAGAATAGTAGGCGTAGGAACATTAGGATACTCATTAGAAAAAATAATGAATGTATTAGATATTCCTACATCTGATATGAAATCATTTACAGATGAATTTTACAATAAGAATAGTGAAGTATATAGAGCATACAAGAAAGGAATAGATAAAGCAGACTACGTTATAGACATGAAACTATTTGAAGAAGCTAAAAGTGGAAACATAAGAGCTTTAAAAAAATATGAAGAAAGAAAAGATAAAGAAATATATAGACAACGGAGAGCCCAAACATTAAAAGATGAAGAATAAGATTGAATATATAGATGTAAATAGATTATCAGAGAATCCAAGAAACAGTAAGATACATCCGGATGAACAGATAGCAAAATTAATGAAGAGCATCACAGAGTTCGGATTTAACATTCCTATCCTCATTGATAAGAAAAACATGATTATTGCTGGACATGCTCGATTCCTGGCAGCTAAGGCATTACATATAGATTCCATTCCATCTATCCGCATTGAAAATTTAACAGATGATCAAATAAGAGCCTACTCCATAGCAGATAACAAACTAACAGAATTAGGTGAATGGGATTATACAAAATTAAGCGATGAATTAGAGTATCTCAATTCTGTTGACATAGATGCAATGGCCATGGGATTTGATTATGAGGATTTTGAAATGTTAAATGAATCTTTCCAAAATGATGACGACATCTTATCTGCGACTAAATCTGAATCTTCTCCTGCATCTAAAAATAAAAAAAGCATTGTCTTCTCCTATAACATAGAAGATTATACGAACATGATGAAGAAATTCAAGACGGTAATGAATGAGAACGACATAAAAGCTAACGCAGAAGTTATAAGATTATTGATTGAACACTATAATGAAAGACACCATGAGTAAATTAAATATAGAAATTTTTGACATTGAGGAAATAAAAGAATCAAATTATAACTCGAGAATACATAGCGAAGCTCAAGTAGAAAAGATTGCGAATAGCATAGCAGAATTTGGCTTTGTTAATCCGATTATCATAGACGAAGATAACGAGATTATAGCTGGGCATGGAAGATTTATGGCAGCTAAGCATCTAAATCTTGAAGAGGTTCCCACAATAAGACTTACCCACCTTACTGACGATAAAAAAAGAGCTTTCATCATAGCAGACAATAAGATAGCACTTTCCGGAGAATGGGATTACGATATGCTAAAGGAAGAGTTCGATATTATACTAAAGAGTGAAATGGACATTGACTTACTAGGTTTTAACAGAAAGTTCATAGACTCAATGTTTAAAGAGAAAGATCCGGATGCCATGGTCGTACATAAGTTAAAGACGCTAAAAATAAACTTTGATGCCGATGATTATGATACCACTATAGATTCCATGAATAGTATAATGGATAAAGAAACATGTGTAGACCACGAAGAAGTATTGGTTAGGCTATTGGATTTTTATCTGAGAAGTTAATTTTTGTATTGTAGCACACTATTTATAGGAAAAAACTATGATAAACGAATATATCGGATTTTTGCTACACTCTAGTACTCAAACAAGAATTTATCATTTACAAACATCTTCTTTTGCCAAGCATAAAGCTCTGCAATCTTATTATGATAGTATTCTTGATTTAGTTGATACACTAGCAGAATCATATCAAGGTAAATATGGAATCATTAAGGATATTAAAGTCCCTGGTAGTATATACAATATAAAAACAGATGAAGATATTATAAAATACTTTGATATGTTAAGTAAATATGTTGAAAGTAAATCTAAAAGTCTTCCAAAAGATACTTATTTGATGAATACCTGTGACGAAATAGCAAGTTTAATATACCAAACGACTTACTTGCTTAAGAATCTTGATTAAATAAGGATTCATAGTAGTGGCTACCTCTACCATTCCCTGTTTTACCATCTTCATAAGCATTTTCAATCATTTCTTTTTCTTCTGGTAGTTTTTTGTAAATTAAAGCTACTAACTCCAACATTACGTCTAGTCTACCCAAATGAAAAGAAGGATCATTCGATACATTTGATAAAGCACTGTATTGATCTTTCTTTGTTTCTGCCCAATATAAAATATGTTCTAAAGGTGTTTCCATAAAAGTTAAATTGAAAAGGCCCGCTAAAAAGCAGGCCTTAATATTACTTAAAAATAATCTCGCTAGAAAAACCTGCCCCTTCCGGAAAAAACGAGAATCCTTGCATATCAAAAGGAGCGGCTGCAATAAACGCATCACAAAATCCGGCTTTCTTTAATTTTTCTAAATCAATAGCAGCCTTCTTGTAGGAATTATACATACGTGCATAATAGTAGTAATTTTGTATTCCCAACTTTATTTTAATGATTTCGGGCCCTGACTTTACTGCCCTATCATAAAGGCCGACCCTAATCATATAGATGGGAACTTCGTAAGTATCCATTTCAATACTACAAGGAGCAGGAGCTCTTTTTTTGTATTCAATCGTTACGCACACAATACTGTCAATTGATTTTCTAACAGGATTATTAAGACTGAAATATTGAGAAAAACCTTTCACAGTAGAAAAAAATAACACAAAAACAAACAATTTTTTCATTTTAATCATTTTTTAACATATACAAATAAGCACTATCAAAATTAGGTACTTCATTATTAACACGCACATAAGAACCCGAGGCATATAAATTTACCGCATCTTCTTTAGATGCCCAATTTTCATCTCCCCACCTTTTCGCCAATCCGGTTAATTCTTCTAGTCCTCCTGATTTTACTATTTTAGGGAATCCTCCCATGTCCTCTGCTTCAAATATAAATGTTTCTTGTGCTAAGTAAGAAGTAGAAGCAATAATAAATTTAGGTAACTCCCTTTTTAAATCTGGTGATTGTAACATAGTAAATTTAAGTTTGTGAATTTATAACAGTCCTTTACTTTTAGAGAATTATCCATAAATAGACGAAGGTACTTTGAATCAAAGAATAGTAAATCATCTATATCATTCGGATCCTCTGAATCTAAATACTTGAAATCAAAAATGACTTGTTCAACTTCTCCATGCTCATCTAAATGGATTTCGCTATCATACCAACCCGTAGGAGGATATAGAAAGTAAACATTATCTATTTTATCTGAAACAAGTCCAATTTTTGAAATTCCTTTCTTATCAAACTCATTTTGCTGAATTATCTTAGCATCTTTTCCTGGATAGACTAAAGACTCTATTCTTATCTCTCCATCTATTTTATGCATGATTTCATCAAAAATTATGGTTTTATCATAATTCTCTTTTCCGTACAAATTTTTTCTAAATAGAGAAGCATATACTTCGCTTCCTATAACTCCCTCAATGTAAAAAATACCTTTAGATCTCTTCATAACTTCCGTCTAATCCCATTTTGGTAATAAATAATGTTCTCAAATTATTCTGCAAAGATAAGGAAGTTTTATCAAAAATCCAACCTTTATTCGAGAAATGTTTTTTTAATTTTCTTAGACTAGTAAATATAGATACAATATCTCCGCTATTATTTGTCACAATAAACGCTTCTTCTTTTCTTTCCAAGAGTTCTAAAGACTTCTTAAAAGGATTACCCGGCATGTTTTTTACTTGTTCCAACATATCTGCAACTAAGTCTCTAGTCTCTTTTTGCACATCTTTTTTGATTCTTAATTTAACTAAGTGCATGAAAGCTAAAAAACTCATAGTCCAAATAAAAGTTGTCTCTAAGGATAATGGAAGTACTGATCTAGCCTGTTCTTTGCTTGTTCCTAACTCAAGTAACTTTTCATAAGCTACTCTAGCATTCTCTATTAGTTCATCTTGAATAAGATTCGCTATTACATTACTTAATTTATTTAGATCTTCGCCACTGCCTTGTTTTGAGTCTTTTGACTGTGATCTAAATGTTTGAATAGCATAGTAAGAATCTGAGAAATCTACATACCTTCCGGATATCGAATTTACAGACATATTCTCCATTGGTAAATTCACTTCAACGCCAATTTCGTGCTTTCTAAGCTGCCTTTCTACATATATTGGACATGACAACCTAAATTGTAATTGCGCATGCCTGAAGGGAGATACGTGCCCTTCCTCCCATAAGAATTCTAATAGGTTTTCATTTTGACTATCCGGATAATTTGATGCCTCTTTGTCATAAGAAACTCTAGCGACATTTGCAATCTTAAGGTCGCTTCCCATAAAATCAATTAATTCTGCTTTCATTTTTTGAAACTTTTTAGTAAACTAAATTTTGTTTAATAAACCCATTAAGTTTATTGCGCAAATATAACTATATTATTTTGTATTTCAACATTAATTTGAACAATTCTTCACTTCCATCGCCGTCAGACGGATAGTGAACTCCCGATAACTCTCTAACATCCTTTATTTTATTGTAGAGATCTACAAAATATTTTCTAGAGGAGGGTTTCAATTTCATTAATTGGTAAATCATAACTAGGAAATCCATGGTATGTCCGGAAGGGTAAGCAGCTGAATTTGCATCGGTTCTAGTTATAGGATGTAGCTTAATTCCGTACTCTCCGGCTAGTTCATTTGGCCTAGGTCTATTGAAGTGATCTTTAAGATAGTACACTATAGGAAAAGCCTCATCAGCCCAGGAGTTAACTTTTTTCCGGTCTACACCTTTAATACCCAATTTTTCCGCCGTTTTCACGAAGAAATCTAAATGATGATGCTCCATGTAAAAACACATACTTTTTTCTTTATCCGTAACATTATCAGAAATCTTTTTAAGATGTTCAAGTTCTTTCTTTGTAGTATCGGAAGAATTCTTTGGAGGAGGGAACTTTTTTATAAATTCATCTATCATACCGGAATCTTTTGATTTTTCTAGAGTTCCGTACTTATCTTTCTCAATTTTTCTTACATAATCTTCTGGTTGATTTCCAAATTTAACCGAGTCTATTTTCTTAGAATCCATAATATCTTTTAAATAAATATGAAGCCTTTGTAAAAAGGCCTCATACTTGTTTATTTTATTCGTCCTTATCAGACTGATCCGTTGCCTCTATCTTTATAGGATTGTCTAGGATAATTCTTAACATGACATAGAATCCAAAAGATTGAAGGAAGGATAAATCTTTCAATTCAAAATAATCAGCAATTGAAAAATTCCAACATACCATAACCATAAAAGACCCAATACAAGTTGTTATTAAGAAGAACAATAAAACCAATAAATTAACAAAAACTTTTCTCATACTTTGTGATATAATTGTGATTGATTAATGTGAATCCCCAACATTATTTTTTTCGCTATAAATTAAGTAATCTGGGTTTATTACTTTAGCTACTTTTGCTCTATTTCCATCAACAGCTTTTATAACAACACCTTCATGAGGAACTTTAGTGTTGTCTATAAAATTATTAAACACGAATAAATTTTTTACTTCCTCTAAATAAAGTCCTTTATATAGGACTTCAACGTAGGGTAGATTTAAATATTCTTCAGTCATATATTGAGCTGCGGACAAATTGAAATACTTTTTATCTAGTTCAATATCGAAAATACATAGCTGTATATCATCTAATCCAAACTCATAGTTT